GGAACTATCCTGTTCCTTTGCTGGTCATAAAAACCCATAAGACTATCTTGGTAATAGGCAAAGTTATCAGCATCTAGTGTATAGACTATTGGCTGACCAGTATCAGGATTTACCAATGGCTCACCAGCTTCATCAAGGGACATAAGGAAGCCTACAGGCTGAACACCTGCAACACTCTTTCCACCTTCCATCAATCCTTCCATACCAGGAGCATATATACCTGTCTTCTCCTGATAAGCTTTCCATAGCTCAGGGAAGGTCTCTGGTATAGATACACCAAGGTTTGCAAGGTAATCTTTTAACCACTGCTCATAAGAAGCTTGCTCATCCTCTGGGCTAAGTGTACCACCAGAAGGTGGATAGGCCATAGTAAGTGCATCTTGAATATCACTCATGCTCTCGGAGAATGCAACAGTAGATAATACCTGACTAGGACTGATTATCTTCCTAGCTTCATCATCAGCTAACTGTGCTATCTCTTCTGGTGTTATTGGGTTCAATCCCCAAATCTGACCAGCAATGATGTCTTCTGGAGACTGGTGTATTAGACCTTGGGCAAAGGCTACAACATACTCCTGCTCATCATCAGTGAAGCCAAGTTGATCTAATTTGAAATACTTATTAAGGTCTTCTCTGGTAGTTATCATCTTACCAGGAGTCACTGCCAATGCTCGTAGACCATTCTGTATACTAGGTAGTAGGGATACTACTCGCTGCATACGGAGTAGTTCTTGGTATTCCGCTTCATTAGTAACAAGTCTCTCCTGTGCTTCATCTGGTGTAAGGCCATAATCAAAACCCCACTCCCAAGGAGCTAGAGCTGTTGCTGGAGCAAATACAGTACCAGCAAGACCTTGCCTTAGACCTTTCTCAGCAGGGGACATAGCTGCCCATGCTTCTGGAGTAAACTTGGTCTTGTAGACCTCCTCCATCTGGGTCTTCTGTTTCTCTACTTCTTGTAGTCGCTTCTCTTCTGTTTCCCCAAATGCTGTGGGAAAGGAAGGTAACTTAGGTAGTGCTGTATCTGCCATTAACCTCTCACAAGCCTCCCTCTACCGAAGCTATTTCTAAGTTGCTGTGGGCTAAAACCACTCGTTGCTTCAGGTGGTGCTACCCCAGGAGCTACCCTCGGCTTAGGCTTTGGTGCTCCTTCTGCCCTCTGTTGCTCTACCCTACCTTGCTCTGGTAATGTTGCCTGACCAGGAGCTGGTAAGGACATCTGTGCCTCCATAGAATCAGCCATCCTGCGGAATGCTCTTGCCTGTTCCTTATCACCATGAAAGTCAAGGTACTTAGCATGTGCTCTGAATGCTGAAATCTTCTTCAAAGCCATAGCCTCTGGTGACTTCATAATATCATCCAGATCTTTCTTACGCTTGATACCTTGTGGGTCTCTCTGGTTAAGTATTTCCTTCAAGATAGTTACATCATCCAGATGGTTAGCTAGGTTGTTAGCAATAGTGCTCCTCTCCAGCCAATCCTTCGGTGAAGCTACATCTGATTCAACAATGATATTCACACCTTCTGGTATATCAGTGGGCTTTAGTTTCTCTATAAGCTTACCCTTGATCTCAAAGACACGCTTGGTGGATTTAAGATTGGATAGCCAGAAGTTATCCCCCTCTTCAATTACAAAGTGTTTTGCATCCATATATGGGTAAAGTATCTGGTTAGCAGAACTGGATGCCATCATCGAGAGGGCATATCCTGGCTGCCCTTCAATCATGCCCCAGACAGCATCATTAAAGCTTCCTTTCTGTATCTCACGCCTTATCTCCATAAGATGTGCTTGAATCTCAATAGGGATGGCAGCAGGAGGTACACGCTGTAGTCCTTGCTCACCTGGTGCAAAGTGGAAGTATCCTCCTCTCTCACGCAGTTGTTCTGGTGTAGCTTGGGGACTAGAACTGAACTCCTGGATGATTGGTTGTGCAGTATCCCTCAGTATCTGGCTCACCATAGTCTTCCACTTATTGAATGCCAGGGCTACTGGTTCATTGACCTCGAATATTCCTCTGCCTATTCTTTGCTGCCACTGGTATCCTCTTGGTGTCAGACTTCCTTTATCAGGAAAGCCAGCTACTGGAGCAACAAGTAACTTAACACTAGGTCTTTCAACCCAGCCATCAACTACATTGCCATTGTATAGAACACAGTTATAGTATTTACCATTTATGATCTTCCAGTAGTCATCAACAACTACTGATTGTGTAGTAGCTAAACCACCACCTCTGTTTTCATAGTTCCAACCATTCTGCTCAGCCTTGTAACAAGCTTCACTATTTGTGATTGGATAGCTGTGGACTACTTCAGCAAGTTGTCCATTAGAGAAATTAGGGTAGACATCGTATGGATTCCATATCTGTGACTTCAATAAACCAGTCTTCTTATCAAAGTAGTACATGACTGAATGCCAGCCAAGTGCTAGGAGAAAGAAGCCTAGCTCATCAATGAATGGGTAGTTACCACCTAACCTTCTCTCTCTGTCTATGTTAGACCAATTATACTGACAGGCTCTATCTATCTTTGCTCTCTTATCTAACTCTACTGCTGATTCAGTCTCAATAGAAGCAGAATGTGATATATCACCCCTAGTCAGAAGATAATGTGCCATGTCATAGAAAGTTTGTGGCTCATTGCTTACATATGATTCAAGACCCTTCGAAGCCAGTGTATCTAGCATGACAAGGACTTCAAACCATTCCCTGAATTTCTTATTCCTCTTAGCCCAGAAGTTCTTGAGATCTGTTATATTTCTCCGCATCTCCTGTAATTCCATGTATCCTCCTAAAAAGACCAGTTGTTATATGAACCCTGATACCCATGTGCGAAACCTGCCACTTTACGAGTCGTAACCGCTATCATAAATGCCAATGCTAAGTCCGCATGGGTTTGTGGCTCTTCTCTCCATTTTCTCTTCAATTTTATAAATCTAAAACCTCTCAACTGCCTTACCAAGTTACTATCCCAAATCTTTATCTGACCAAGGTTCTCTCTGGTAACTGTCATCATCATACTCCTTGTCTGGTCATTTGTCCACCATCCTCGCTGGCTGGTTACCTTGCCAGTAGTAAAATCCCTCTGATGACTTATATTAGGATAGTCTACAAGTTGTTCAAGTACTGCATACCCTGTGAAGTTCCTCTCCACAGTAAGCTCTGCATTGTTATACCACTTACCCATCTTCTTGAGTATTCCTGCAAACATGTTAGGCTCTATCCGAGCCTGGAATGTTGCACACACTCTCCAAAGCTGGTCAAGTACAACTGCTGCACTATAACTGCCTTCTGGTGCTCCTGATGCAGTATCTGCTCCTATAATATAAGAAGCCTTCTCAAAAGGAGGTATCCAGAACTTCCATCCCTCTGGATGCTTCTCACCATCATAACAGGAGTTGGCTAAGTCTGTCAATATTGATTGGTCGAATACAGGATCACCGAATATAAGCCAGCAATCAACATCATTCTCAGGATATTGGGAATGGAAGAGTAGACCTTTCTCTCCTATCTTCCATCTACGCCACCTGATCTGATCTTCAGTAACATTATGGGTAGTTACAAGGAACTGCTCATCTTCAGTGTACTCTAATTCACCATTGTCCTGTGGTAGGGACAGTTCATTACCCCTTGGAAGAGTGTAGCCTTCATCCCACCACCAAGGAAAGAAGAAAGCTTTATAAGAACTCTTGCCCTCTCTGGCTCTTGTATACTTAACATAGAATAAGTTATCCTCACCCTGTGCAGTACATTCTATCGTTAGCTCTCCTGTCATAGGAACTGCATCTTCCACACCATTGAGAATACGCTCTGCATCAGCATCTTCATACAAGGCTAGTTCTGACAATAGTGCCTTCTTGATTGTATCACCATGACCAAAGGCTCTAGCACCAGCTGTACCTATATACATACTGGAATGTAGACCAGGAAAAGATAACTCAGTTCTGCTATCTGCACCAACTTCTGGTTTAGGATCATCCATAGTCTTATAAAAGAAATTGGCTCTGTCTAGTAGTCTCTGTGTTGCCCTACCCTCATGAGATACTACAGCACACTGAGTATGGGGTATGATAATACAGTCAGTAAGTTGGTCAGCCAGCACACTGCTGGAACAACCACCTTGCCTATATTTAAGAATAACATTCCTGCTACCCTTGTGTGTATGGAAATACCGTTGAAGCTTGTTAAACCTGAATGGTACAACTACTCCTCTCTTATCATCAATACGGAGCAAGTTACCAATTAGATCAACCTTAGCTTCTTTATTTAACGCCATTTAAGACCTGTCTGTTTCTTGAGTTGTCTCCTCAGTCTCATCATTGGCTTGTTCACTACTCGGTACATTGTTGCCCGTCTGATGTTTTGGCGACTGCTCACCAACTTCTTTAAACTCGCCATCTACTGTTCCCTCCTTTAATTGATCCTGTGTATTCAAAATACCATAAATCTTCTGATCCCAAGTTAGCTCCTTAACATTCAATATTGGATTCTTGTCCAGATCACTCATTAGCTTGTTGTAGACCTCCCTTGCTACATGAGTCCTGGTAAACTTCAGATCTCCTGAGTCAAGTTCCTCCGCTATCTTTCTTATCATCTTACCTTCAAGGACTACAGCTTCTAGCTGGTTACTCCTGCGAAGTAGCTGGATTGCCTCATCTCTATGCTCCATGATAAGATCAGGTACTTGCTTGTATATGGCATTGAAGGTATCATTCTTGAACCAGGAGTTATATGTTCCTCGATTGACTCCCACCATAGTCATTGCTACATTGGAATCAACACCTGATACTTTCAGGAGAACAAACTGACGCTTATTGCCTGTTAAAGGCTTTACAATCTCTGCTAATGTGTTCATGGAGTAAAATGATAGCAGGTCTTTACATCCCTGTCAAGCCCTTGACAAACTTATGGAAATGCTTTATAATTCTTACGATGATCTATGGAAATGTTATATGATAGTATATTCTATACATATAAGGGGGGGTGGTATAGTATATGAAGTTCCATTATGCTAAGAAAGATATAATCTGCAAAAGGTGTAACAGCCCTATTGTCAGAGGTGACCTCTATCTCAGGACTAATTACAAAAGTCAGGTAAATGGGAGGTATTACAGTTTTCCATACCATTTCGAGTGCTATAAAGAGTACTTCCTTGAAAGGTTGACCAATGATGCTAACCACTTTAAGGGTATACTCCCACAACCTAAGAAGCTTGGTAGACCAAAGAAGTATACAAGTTCCAAGCTTGCTGACAGGACAAGAGCACTGATTCATTATTATAAGAAGGCAGGAAACACTGAAAAGGTTACTGAGCTGGAAAGATGGTTGGAAGGATTGCTGATAAGGAGGAAGGAATGATATTTAAGAGATGCACTGTATGTAAAGGAAAGGGGTATGTTGCTGGCATATGGAAACCATGTTCTAGATGTCGGGGTAGAGGGCTGGTCAGGCATCACTGCCAGTAAGAGTACTGGGAATTTTTAGACCAAAATCAATTTCTTATGTGAGCCAATCGTAGCGGTGGTGGTAGTGTGTCGTAGTAGTGTGGTGGGGCATCACCCCTACACCAAAGTTTGACAAAGCTAGCTAGGGGAGGTAGACTAGACTAGGCTAGCGACTATTCTAGCTACGCCGTT